GAAAGGGTGCCATCTAAAACCTTTTCCCAAGTGTTTTGCGCTCCTTTTGAAACGTAAGCAGAAACAAAAACTCCTGAGTAAAACTTCTTTGAGTCGGCATCAAAGTACTTATCTTCTTTAAATGAAACCATCTTACCAACTGCGGATGGTTGATGCATTTCTCTTATGTTTCCTTTAAACGCAGCGAATGCTTTTATGCTTGCATCGCTTGTTACAATGTCATTTTGTTTGTCTAAATTATCAAGAGTTGCAAATCCCGAAACAATTCTGCGCTCTTGATCAATCTTTGAGATTGGCATAGACAATCTAAGATTGTTGCCATCCGATTTCCAATGCGCTTTATTAATGATATCCATATCCTTACTATTATACCAACTATTTTAATACTTTTTATTAATTAGAAGATCTGCCTTCGCCTTGTGCATTTCTTCCAGAAATTGTAGATGGGCTATCAGAATTATTGTTTGCTCTTTGTGAATCTCTTTCTCTGTTCCCTGCTAAATTTGCTCTAGCATCTGTTGCCTGTCTTGGAGTCATTTCAAATGGAGTGTCTCCATCTTTAATCATTGGCAATCCAAGTTTCTCTCTTGCTTCATTTGGCATCATTACTTGGGTCTTTACATACCGTTCAAGAATTTGAGACTGAGCAATTTCATCAGTAAGCGTAAGTTCATTAAATTTAAGTTCAAGGATATCGGTTTTTTCACGAACAATTTTGTTGATTAATTTTGATATTTCATTTTGTGCTGGACGAGAAACTTGTTCTTTAAATGTGCGATCTTGTGCAAGTGCGTTAGCAATTGAGCCAGAATCACCTCCACCTAACTTAGACAATGGAACCTGATGGGCAACTAAAATATCATTTCTATTTTGAAGCCTATACTCTTTGAAAGATCCCTCTTGAACACCATTCTCAATTGGCTTCATTTCAAATTGAACCTTATTGTTTTCAGTATCTCCTGGAAGTGGAATATACAAAGTTCTGTGAGACTGACCCTTTAAGCCAGTTTGTAAAAATCTAAACATTTTGTCTTCTGCATCTGCACTTAACTTAGCACCTTTAAGTGTAATAACATATCTTGGCACTGCTTTGTTCTCAAAATAATCAATATTGTAGTTTGACGCAAGTTGATCACCAATAAGTGAAGCAAGGGCTGAAATAATATCTGGAACTCCATAATAAGTATTTAATGGAGAGTATTGCTTAAAATGAATAACTTCATTTGGTCTTGTATCTGTTGTTACAGGGTTTTGATTCTTTGCCCCAAAATTTCTAAAGTATGTAACTGATGGCTGAATAATCTGAACATATCCGTCATTTAGTCTGCGAACACGCATTGTTGTTGATGGAATGTGACCAATGTAACCAATCTCTCCTGTTACTTTACGACCAATTTCCATGTATCCGTTTCCAGTTGCTTGTACATCTACATAAATCTTTTCCATAATTTTTGTAAAACTGTCATCATCATTAAGGTTTTCTAGCCAATCACGCATTTCAATCTTTGCTCTTTCAATTCTTTTACGAGCACGACCAAGAGAATTCTCATCCTCAACATTTTCAAGTTTTAACATGGTACGTGAAGAAACAACAAAGTCATAACCAAGACCAACAACATTCTCTACTTTAGCGTCAATAGCAGCATGGTTTGCAAAAGATGTATCGTAATAGTTTGCTAATTCATAAAGGTTATAAGGAGGTGTAATTACATCAAAAAGTCCGTAACCATTTCTAACTGCTGTTCCTGGATTTATGGCCTTTGATTTTGTGTTGTCTGTTCCAGACTGAACTGCATTTGCGCTATCCAAATATGCAGAATTTGGATCTACTGCTTTACCAATGTTACGAGCAGTTCGTCTTTTAAAGTTTTGATCAAGATTGTTTAAATTTTTAATAAAATCCCAGTTTTTATTAAAAGGATCGTTCTTTTTAAATTCATCATCTTTGTCTTTAAGATTGTCAATACTTGCACCAAGATAGTACTCTTCTTCATCAATCATCGGAACCATGCTCCTTTATTGTTTGCTGTGCTGCATGGACCGCACCCAAATCATTCATATTAGGAATAAGTCCTTCTTTCATTCTGGCAATCTGCTCAGAGTATTCCATTTCGCTTACACGGTTTACACCAGGATGAAAAACTGGTTTTCCTTCTGGCTGACCCCAATATTCTGCTGCTTTGCGTAATTCCATGATCTTTTCAAGATCACCTTTACGTGCAGGAATGTTTAAAAGGTTTCCGTGACCATCTCCAAAGACCTTGCCATTGGGTTTTTCCCAAAAATATAAACCCCAGTCATAGTTTTTTTCAATAAGTTTTATCTTGGACTTACCAACTTCTCCTGGTTTTTTCTCTCTCATAACCATTAGTATACCATATTATGCTGGAGGTAGTACAGAGTTTTGCCAAATAGCGTCTTGAATTACAGAAACTTCATCTGTTTCTAGGTAAATTCCTTCATTATCGTCTATAATAATTTTATTTGTTCCAGTATAGTTGTTATAAACTTCTCCAGCATTAACAACATACCTACTATCTCTTCTTTTCATTAAAACATTGTTCCAGTCTGCAATTGTAAAACTATTTGTGCCATTGTCCCAATAGGACCAACTCTCATCTTCAACTTCTGCCCAAGATCTATAAATGTTAGATATTTGTAGTTGTGCGTTTGTTCCTTTATAAAAAGAAATATTATTAAAGGTCATAAGATTTCTTAGGTTAATTTTTCCATTAAAAGCATTAAAGTTTAAGTTGTTTGGAAAAGACATTCCTAAAACTGCCCATCTTTGAATACTAAGAGTTGGGTCAGAAACGTACAGTCCATCTACATAATAATCAATTAAATTATAAGCAAGGTTGTTAGATTTTGTTTTTGCAAAAATTCTTCCTCTGTCTGCATTTGATGAATTAGCCTGAATATAAAATTGCAAAGTATCAACAGCATTTTCTATTTCAAATACCAAAACTGGGTTTTGTGGAAAACCCCATAAGTCTAATCTTAAAAATAATTGTATTGCGCTTATTGGAAAAAGATCTATTTCTGTTGGATTAACATCAATAGAGATTCCACGATATAGGTTGGTTGTTCCTCCTATTAATTCAATCCCGCTTTTTCTTGTCAAGTAAAGGTATGGAGCACTTTCTTTATCAATCAAGTAGGGGTTTTGAGCCTTGTAATCATACACTTCTGTTGGTCCAGACTCTTCCTCTAAAACATATGGCTCTATGTCTATCGCATATCTGGTAGTTATTGGATTAGATTTTGTTGCATCAAAAGTTTTTGCAGCAATTTCTAATTTTCTTAAAGAAACTTGATTGTGTAAAATACCAAAAACTTTAAAGGTTAGAAGATAAACTATTGCAATATTATTAAAATCAACTGTTTTTGAGGGATAGATTAAATAGTTGTCAACAATCTCAAATCTTTTTGTTTCCCAATTTGCCTCTTCATTTAAATCAAGAATTTTATTTTTAAGTGCTGGCATTGTTGTTGTATATTCAAAATCTGTTTGTGTAACATTGTCTAAAATGTTTTGAAAAGTAACGTATGCTCTTACGTTAGAACTGGCTGTATTAATTGATTCATTGTTGTCTATCCAATATCCAGACTCTTCTCCGCTTTCCTCATTTTGAATTTCTGATGGTGATGGATAGTCAAAGTTAAATTGAATAAAATCAATGTCTGAAACTGTTTCTCCTAAAATATTTAAAGAGTCTTTTGCAAGGGACGACAATGGAGTATAAGATTCCCAATAACCAAATGTTGCAATATCAATAAAAAATCCACCGTAGTCTTCAAAAGAAAAAATGCTATAACTTCCAACATGATTAATAAAATTGGCTGTAGCGACTGCAGTTCCATCTTCTTCAAAATAAGTACTTATTGTATTTGTATGTTTAAATGTGTTGATAGACACTTTGTAAATATTGCCAGTAAACATGTTTGATGTATTTGGTCTGCTTCCAATATATAATTTTAATGAAGAGGGGTTTGAGAAAAACTGAGACAATCCATCTACTAAACTTTCTTCAAGTAATTTTGATATTTGAATTCCCGCAGAAAAAATTCCTACTGGGCAGGCTACTGATTTAATTACTACCGATGGATCACCTGGAGCAAGATTATGTCTAAATAAATATTTTAAATTTCCTGACTCTCTTTCAATACTAAAACTACTGCTTTCTTTTTGCAAAAATAATAAAGTTCCATCTTCATCTTCTGTAACCTTAAAAGTTCCAACAATAGAATCTAAGGAGTTTGAAAGAAAAGAAAGGTTTTCAAAATAAACATAAGAGTTGTCGGTCCACTCATTAGATGGCTTTAAAGTAAAAAATTTATTTGTTTCATCTTGAATTAATTTGTTATCGACTTCTAATTCTTTTATAGTCTTTGTTCCAGAAGATCCAGTCAAAACAAAATTAGGTAAAACATAGTTTGGCGTTTTTAATCTTACAACATCTGGAACCAATGTATCTGTTGATCCAGAACTCCAGGCTCTGGTGGTTGGAAAAGTAACGTTGTTACTATAATTTGCAAAAGAATAATCTATCTCAGCAGTAGATCCTCCGTAGTAGGAGTCTATGATCTGTGGTGTTTTTGGAACTCCTTGACCTAAAATATAATGAACTTTTGCAGCATTGTTTAAAATAGAATAAGGATATATAGCAATACAATCTATTTTAATTTGATCTACAAGAGTTTCATAAGCATAGATTCCAATCCAATCATTACTTCTGGTGGGATCTTCAACTGAATATTCGGGAGGAAGAGTCATAGTGGAAGTATTTATTAAAAGAGTTCCAACATCTTCTCCATTTACCATAAGTGTTGCTTCATCTCTAATAATTTTAATATGAATAATCATTGGCCTAAACCATTCACCAACATAATGTGAAACAAAGTTTCCATCAATAGCAAGAGTTAAAAAACAATCTTTTATGTATAAGCCATCTGTTGATGATATTGGACCTAAAATTCTTTTTGCATCTGTTGTATTTGCGTCTGCTTGTAACCAAAATTCTAAAGTGTAATTATTATTTCTTCCAGATTCATTTAAAAATCCATATCCTGGAAAAATAAACGATGGCTTTGAGTTAACAATTAAATCCTGTTCTTGTGTAAAAAGTTTAACGTCTGTCCATGATTCCTCTTGATCTTCCCAATAACTCCAACTTTCATCTGCAAGTTGATCCCAAGTTCTATAGTCAACGATTACTGAATGTGGAATTATTTCAACAGCCCTAGCAGATCCATAAACAAGTGGAACGCCAAAATTTTTGGCAGTCAAAGAATTATCTTCTACAACATAATATCCTTTTTCTGCATTAAGTCCATAAGCGTCTGCATCAATAACTCCATCTAATGACAAATTAATGTCAACTGGAAGAGTGCCTTTTGTTTGACCTAATGATGTTGCATTAAATTCTTCACTGTATTGACCTGCGGTAATTCCATTAAATTGAACATCATAATCTCCTGCAGATCCTCCAGTAGAAGATATAATTTTAAAAACAATTTTAAATTCTGCGTCAATGTTTGTTGGAAAGGTAAATGTTTTTGAAATTGGAATCCAGTCATTTAATTCAATGGATGAAAAAGTTTCAAATACTGAAGTTACTACTGCTGGATCTCCACTTGAATATTCATATCCAATTGCAATAGATTGAATGTTTGAAGTTTTTGCATAGTAGTATGTGCTTATAGCAAAGGTTTGAAGCGGAGCATTTAACTCTTGAAAGTTTATTAAATTTGCACTTTTTAAATAAGATGTTACGGTTGATCCAGTAGGAGTTGTTGGAACAAAAACCTTACGATGACTGTTTGGAAAAGGCTCTGTTTGCTCTATA